AAGTAACAATTATTTTTGGATTTTCTGCAACCTTTTCACTACTTTTATCGTCTAAGCTATAAATAACATTGATAATAACATAAAAAAGAAAGGAAAAGATTATGATTTTAAGTACAACTTTACTGGCTTCCCCAGTATTTAAAGGGGTTCTCTGATGCTGGTATAACTTGAAAATGCCGCAATCATGCACCATGTTGCACAATTGCGGCTCTTAACGCTGAAAATAAACTGAACAAAAACTGCACTGAATTATGGCAACACTTAGACTATATTTAGATACAAGGGTTAAAAGGCAGGATGGTACGTTCTCCATCCGGCTTGCTGTCAACCACCATGGTGGGACCGCCTTCATATCCCTAAATCAATACTGCAAGAAGGATGAATGGGATAAAAGGGCTTGCAAGGTGCGCAAGCGTCCGGATCGTGATGCTATCAACGACTTCCTGCTTGACCGTCTGAATTTTTATAATAGAATGATGATGAAGGCGCAATGCAGGGAAACATACCGTGGTGACATTACGGCTAGGGAACTCCGGGACTTAATCATGCTTGAAGCAGAGCCTGCAAGGGAGAAAGTCGCCCTGCTTCGTGATGGCTTCATTGCCTACGAGGGCAGGAATCTGAAAAAGAACACGATAAACAGATATAAATATACTTGGGCAAAGATTGAAGCTTTCCTTGGGAAGGAAAAAGCGGCTCTGCTTACATACGATGAGATTAACCGCTCTTGGCTTGAAGACTTCGATGCGTTCATGGCAAAGGAGGGCTTGTCTAGGAATACCAGAACCAGCAGGATGCTCTGTGTCGCTGCTGTCTTCAACCTTGCGATAGATAATGAGCAGACGAAAAACTACCCTTTCCGCAGGTACAGTATGCGGCTTGAGACAACGAAAAAGCGAGATTTGTCCGTTGAGGAAATCCGCTCTATCTTCGAAGCTGGTGGTGATGAGCTGGTCGACATGTTCCTGCTGATGTTCCTGCTGATTGGTATCAATGTGAGTGACTTGTTCGCCTTGACAAAGGAGAATATCGTCCGTGGTAGACTGGAATACGACCGGGCTAAGACTGGCAGGCATTACTCCATACTCCTTCATCCCGAAGCTCTCCGAATCATCGAGAAATACAAAGGGGAAAAGAAGCTGCTTCGTTTCTCGGAGCATTTCAGAAACGTTGATGTTGCAACGGTCATGATTAACAAGAAACTCGCAAAGGTGCGCCCAGGGCTTACTACGTACTACGCTCGCCATACGTGGGCATCTATAGCCTTCAACATTGGTATACAAAAGGACGTGGTGTCGCTTGCGCTGGGTCACTCGTTCGGTGTCCGAGTAACCGATACCTACATCAATGCAGACCTATCGAGAGTAGATGAAGCCAACCGCAGGGTTATTGATTACGTGCTGTACGACAAAAAATAGCCATTATTTCTTGCGAATTTGCCGCAGAAACGGCTCAAATTATTTTCGGGGATAGTTTTACGTGCTTACCACGTAAGCGTCTCAGAATGCAAATTTCGGGGTAAATCGAAAGAAAGAGTACAAAAATACCCCAGCGGTGAAAAAGTCGAGTCGCTGGGGTAATAAGTGGAGACCACTTTAAACATTCAGTGATGCAAAGGTACGCTTTTCCTTTGAAACCACCAAATTATTTGCCAAAAAATTTCTTTCTCAACAAATCATTGATAAATCGTGACTTGTTGGGCAATGCGTTGAGGAAAGGCAGCAGGTCGTTGTCTATCTGTATGCCAACTAGCTTGACCGTTGCGCCTGCACCCTTCTTCGTTCTCTTGATGTTTCTTCTATTCTCCATGTCTGTCTTTTTTAAATTGTCTGTTCAACTTCGTTTTCATTCGGTTCATCTTGTGCTCAAGCCTGCCAATCTGCTTATAAGATAACCACTCCGGCTTGATATTCAGTTCCTGCCAGTACTGGCGCATTTCCTTGCAATGCCGGGCGATGCTCGGGAAATAGAGGTGTCGCTCGTATGGGTTGCGAAGGAAGTACTTGCAATCGGATAATAGACGACCAAGCATCATGTATTTATGCTTTTGCCCTTCTCCAAGACTGACAAGCCTTCCGTTGTCCCCGATCCACAGCATTGCGCCCTCTCCCTTCCAATAAAAGTCGAAAGCCTTGCTTACCGGATAATAATAGCCATCGAGCACCGTGCCTTCCTTTAGGTCTCGCCCAATCTCTCGCAGGCAGGTTCTTCCCCAGCTGGTCGTTACTTCGACCACTGCTTGTGCTGGTATCTTGTCGTATTCCTTCATATCTTGCCAAATTTAAATTTCTCGTTCCGTGATGTAATACTTGTATGTCACTCCACCCATTTTGACCTTGAAGTGTCGGTCTCCTTCTTCCATCATTTCTGCAAATGGGTTGTTCCTGAAGGTTTCCTTAATTCGAGAAAGCCTTTCCTCCATTATCTCCTTGGTTCTGTAGTCTTCGATGTGACTATCAACTTGCCCAAGGCTATTTTTGCCGTTCAAAATGTACTGTTTCATATCTTGATATATTGTGCAGGGCTTGCGCCCTGCTGGTTATTAAATTCTTTGATATTCTCTAGCCGCCATAAACTTCTCCGCTCCCTTCATGCTTCGGAAAGCTTGGCTTTTGGATGCTGTCACTGCGATGTAGCTCTTTTCTCCGTTAATCAAGATTGAGCCGTTCAAGTCCAAACCAAAATTCTTGTAGTCGATAGTTTTCATTTTCTTGTCCTCCCTTGATTACTTAGCATACAATGTTACAACCAATCCTCTTCTGAGTGCGCAGCGGCAAGCGTCCTTACCTGCCTTCAATGCTCGCTTGATGAACTTGTTAAAAAGTTCTGCTCCGATGAGCTTCAAGATTCCGCTTACTCCTACGAGTGTGTTTATCTTCTTGCCATCCTCTGTGCGTCCGAAGACCTTGATACGGAAGTTAGAGTTGATGAACTTTGTAGTGAACTCTAAAATGTTTGAATTTGACTTTTTCATTTTCTTTGGCTTGACCGTGCTGCCTAGGGCTTAAATTACTGAATGTTTAATGTGCTTATCTCCTAAACACGATGCAAAGATATTAATATTTTTCGGTTCTACCAAAACTTTTCCCGAAAGATATTAATATTTTAACTTTTATTGGCTGTTTATGTCGTAAGCACAACTATTTTCGGTACGTTTTCGGTCGTTTTCAGTACGCTTTCGGCTGTTTTCGGTACGCTTTCCACGCTCTATATAATAATAACCTGCACGCATTAGCTAGAATGAATATAATCTAACTCTCATATCCCCTACCCCTTTTCTCTCAATGAAAAGTGTTCTTCGCACAAAAAATGGGCAGAAAAACGCTCTCCTGCGCTTCCTGCCCTTTTAAAGATATTATGATTGAACCTATTGAACCCTCTTCTTGATGCGCTCCTTTATCCGGCAAACCGCAAAGATTGGCAGGAACAGCAATACGCAATCGCCAGCGAATAATCTTATCTTATGCCATGTGCTCGCTGGCTTCTCTACCTCCTTGGTCTTGTATCGGTTCACGAAATACTTGACCTTTACGGTGTCGGTTACGAAAACGTAGGTATCGCATACGATGGTGTCTGTCTTGGTTGATGTCTTCCATCTGGTGGTCGTAAGGTTGTGCCACCGCTCCTTGATTACGGTGTCGCCCTTGATATAGACCAGCACGCTGTCATGCTTGAATATGCTGTCGTGCTGCCAGGTGTCCTGCCAGTGGATCTGTCGCTGGTTCACGCTGTCACGTCTTGCACTGGTGTGTGTGCTATCGTGATAAACCGTGTTATTTTGCGCTGTTTTGGCGCAGGAACAGCCAAAAATCAAAAGTGGGGTAATTATAAGCATGGTGAGAAATAACGCCACAGAACGCAAATTTCGCCCTTTTCTTGAATTCTCCATACTTTATAAACTTTAGATTAATATGTTTATTACGCAAGCACCTTGATATTCAAAGCTTCCTTGGCTCGCTTCAAATACTTCTCGCAGGCTGCCAGTCCATTATAGCCGCCATTTATCTTCCTGCGGATAGCCTTCAAGTTGTCTTGGTCTGCCAACTCATTGCAGCCGAAAGTGTCGAATACCCACATCGAGGATTTCGTTGCTCCCAGAGAACGCTCCAGGAGTTCGGGACTGCCCACAACATCGAAGCCGCAATAATTGGCATATTTCCGGTAGTTGGCTCGCCCGGTAATCTGTATCAATCCCCTGCCCTTGTACTTCACGCCATCGCCCTGCTGGGTGTTGCCTAGGTCTTTCCTGCCCTCGTAGGCTCTGCCGCTTGCCAGTTCCTTGGTGTATCTCAACTCTCCGCTTTCGTGGGCAATCTGTGCGAGATAGTGCGCCATCCTTAGTGGGGTATTGATGTGGAAATGCTCTGCCCATCCGTTGATGATTGGAAGGTAGGTGTCTGCCCTGCTGCCTGCATTCGGCATTACCTTTATAAGTTGCGCTCTAGTTATCCTCATTATCTCCTCCTTTCTTCCGCTCTTCCTTCATTATCTCGACAACCGCCTTCGCAATTTCGTCCTTGTTCTCGAGGATTACCTGCATCGTACGGTCTTGCTTGCGTATCTCTGCCTTCTCGTATGCTTTCTCCCGGATGCTTTTAAACTCACACAGAAGCAGATAAACCGTCCAGGCGATGGAGAACATAGGGAAGGGAGAGATAACACACGTAGCCACGTCCATAAGCGAAGCAATACCGAATGTCGGGAAATACTTCTTCGCCTTGTCGCACGTCTTCTTCAATCCGGTTGAAGTTCTTGCAACATGCAGTTCCTTCGCCTTCTGTATGCCTGCTATCAGGTCAATTGTCATCGCTATCAGAATTGTAGCGAAACAGATAAAAATTACTAGGGCGCACAAATAAAGGTGGTGCACCTGAAAATCGTGAAATACTTCGCTCATATCAATTTGTTTTTTGGTTATTCCAATTTCTCCCAGTCAATGGTAACACCCTTTCCGATGATGTCTGCCGTCCACCTGCAGAATGCCATACCCTCGTATCCGTCCGGATCACTGGCTACGGCAATAGCATACTGTACGCAGTCGCTCTCGGTCTTGATTACCTTCGGGTAGAAGTCCGCATAAGCCATATTTGCCAAATAGAGAATATCCCCGATGGTTGCGCCCTTGGAGATTATCTCGTTGTTTGTCGCAAGCCGGATTTCGTCTACCGTCCAACGGTGGCTCGTTCCGTCTACGTTCTTCATCTGCTCGCTTGCCTTGATTGCTAGCTGCTTCGTGAAGTGGTAGCCGTGCTTGGCAACGTATGCCACGTACCCACTGGCTCCCATGAGTGCCTTTGCTGCCTTCTCGTATGGTAAGCTGTGGATGATGTCGCTCTCTTGGTGCTGGTGTCGCTCTTCCTCGCTGTCGCAAGAATGGCGCATAACGATTATTTTCTTCATTGTGCGCCCTCCTATCCTAGTTTGTCGAGTAACTGTTTAACCATGCCACGAATGCCGCTTATATCGCCCTCAAGTGCCTTGAAACGCTTTTCGGTTTCCTGCTTCTCCTTGATTGCCGGGTTCAACGCTGCAAGAAGTTCTTCGCCCTTGGCTTTTCGCTCCTTGCTTGGCTCGTATGCCTTGATTATCTCATCGGCTTCATTTACCAATTTCCCGACTTCGGGCAGAAGGTCTGCCTTGTCGGTTGCCAGTACGGTTTCGCCTGCAAAGGTAACTCCGAGGTGTTCGGGTATGGTGTAGATGGTCTGCTTTCCCTCCACCTCGATTGTTACGTCTCGCATGGGCTGTCCGCTGCTGGAAATGGTTGCGATGCCAGTGTTGATGTGCGGCTGGTTGTCTACGACCTTGCCTTCCTTAACTTCCACCGTCTGCTTGTCTAGCAGATAGACCGGGTGATTTCTCTGAATATTCTTAAATTCCATAATGCGCTCTTTTTAGATAATTCGATAAATAGACAAAAAGGGGTCTCACTGATAGAACAGCGAGTTGCCCCTTGATAGATTTTGTTCAGACCGCCTACGCACCAGTGGTGGTTGTGGTGGTCTTCAACGCTGCAATAAGTTCAGCGTTCTGTCGCTGCTGGCTCAACTCCAGGCGTGCATCGTTGTACCGCTGCTGCAAATCCTGCTGCCAGTGATTGTTCAGCACATCGATAACTCGCTGGGTGTTGTCTTGGTTCGAGCGGATGATGTCGCACTTGTCCTGCTGCATCTGATAGCCTAGCGCAGAGAAGCCTCGCTCTATGCTGCGGTTGTTGAAATCGAAACCTCGCTGCATTGAGTTCTCGATGTTTTTCTGCCCCAGCTGGTTGTCGTAGCCCATCTTGATGATGTTCTGCTGGGTCTGGCAGCAGCAGTCCTTCAGTGCGATGGTCATCTGCAAGTTACCCTGCGAGATGGCATTGATTACTCGCTCTGCCGAATAACCAACTTGTCCGCTTATCTGCTGGATGCCTGCCTGAATGCCGCAAACAGAAGACTGCAATGCGTTGAAGTCGCAGTTCAAGTTAGCTGCAAGTGTCTTCAAGTCCTGGTTGTTGCCCTGAATTGCTCCCATCAACAAGTCGCTGTTGTGGTTGTCTGCCATCTGGTTGCGAAGGCTGTCAATCTGAGACTGGATTTCGGCTCTCTGAACGTTTCCGTTCTGTCCGTTATTCCAGCCATCGCCATACATGAATCGGAACATTCCGAGCATCATCATGTAGGCGAAAGGGTTGTTCCAACCTCCACCCATACCACCGTTCATTGCTGCCAGCATAGTCGCTGGATCATTGTCTCTACCTCTAGCGAGCAAGGCTGCTGCTAGGTTGTCATTGCCACCGTCCCCAGTGCAATAAACTTTTTCGATTGTGTCTGCCATAAAATTTTGAGTTAATTATGTCGTGGAAGCCAAATATTGGAATCCGCTGCAAAGTTACTCTGATTTTCGGCTCGCTCCAAAAAGTTAGTGCAGGGGTATTTATCGAATTATTGTCAAAGAACGCTTTTGGTTATTTTCTTTTTGTTTCTTAAATGCAAATCGGCTCAACGTCCTTGTTAAGAAGGGTCGCTTGTGCCGTGGCAAGTCGATAAACTCGAGAAGTGCTGATATAGCTGTAAGCCATCTTGCAAAGATGCCTCACTGCTGGAACGGTGCGGTTTAATACGGTCGCAATGGTCGTTATGCTGAATCCTGCGTGTATCATCTGCTCAACGACCATACATCGTGTCATTACGAGGTTTTCTGCTCTCGACTTGCCGAGAACGTCTTCTCTCGTAATGCTCAACTCTCCGCTCGGCAGTTCAATAGCGCAACACTTGATTACGTTGTCTATAACTCGCCATAGTTCTTTCTCCTTGTCATTCATAATAAAATGTTTTAATCGTTGCCCAACATAGAATCAATCATTCCATCAATGGCTTCATCGGTCATGCTCTTCTTAATAGAAGAATCTGCGCCAATTGACTTCATCATCATAGCTACCCAGGGGTTGTCACTCTCCAAAGTGGATTGTATCTGCTCCTTGTATGCTTCGTTAAGTTCGCCCGATTCCTTAAACTCCAAAAGAACCGTTCGTAAGGCTTTTACTGCGTAGTTATCCATCAGCAAGGGGTTGTCCCTTGCCGATGATAATTTAGTAAGAAGCACAGCCAGTGCTTCGTGTAATTGTTTCTTCTTCATATTGTCTTACTTTTAAATTTCTAAAGTCAGCGACTTAGAGTTCAAGTTTACCACCACAAGCATATCTTCTTGAGGTCTTAGTAACTCCTGCTTTAGGAGTTACTGGTTTTGCTCTACCTGTTTTATTTCTCATAATAATTTATTTTATTTATACAATTTTATTGGTTTCTAATAAAATCTGCAACTATTAGCTTTCCCTTTAATTTAATTAGGCGTGCATAAGTATTATACGATAGGGTTAAGCTATCACATTTATCTAATATTGGAGGGTTAGGTGATACTACCTTCATTTTATACATTATAGATGTATTCATATCATCAATACCATATAGGCTTCCAACTAGAGAACCTGTGGAGACTATCTCCAAGGTACCTCCTTCTGATGCACCCTTAAACCAATTAAATACATTGATATTACCTGAGAGATCATTACTAATAATCTGATGATTTGTAATAAACGGAATATCACGTCTACCATGAGAATTAGGTTGAAAGTTACTAGAAACAACACTTACAGTCCTATCCATAAATTTAAGTAAATGTTTTAATCCATTTAAATCTAAAAATTTCATATTAATTAATTTTTAAAGTTATTATTAAGTAAATAAAGCATCAATCTCTGCTGTAGTTATTGCAGAGTCTGCTGTAGCACCTGAAGATATACCATCAAGCTTGGACTTGTATGCTGAAGTGAAGTCGTGGGTAGAAAGTCCCTTTCCGCTTACCACGTCTACTTTCTTCGCAAGGGCTGCATTTACGTCTGCCGTCTTAGCATAAGGCGACAAGTCATATGTGGTGTTTGTGTCAGTCCATGGAACATTAACATAAGCCTTACCGCTTCCATCTAGCAGGACGGCATAATTACGACCGCTTGTACCATAACCTATAAGGATACCACCCAACACCGATGCACTGGCAGTAGGCAGGGTGTAATTGTTTGCACCATCCGCAATGCCATCTAGCTTAGCCTTATCGGAGGATCTCATGAAGCCGCTTTGACCAACATAAGGTCTTGCCCCAGTAATTCTAGGTTCTGCAAGAGGTACTGGGGCTACTATCTTCCTCCCATCACCTAGTGTATATACAAGATTTCGAATTGAAGTATTTGTAAGATAAGACCCATCGGCTTCTATATTTGTGAATTCCACATTTGTTACCGCTTCCGTCTTTTTGGCGTAAGGCGTTAAATCGACCTTCACGGCATGAGTACCGATTTTTTCCCACGCACCATTGGTATAGTAATACTCTTGATACACATCGTTGGCATCGCTTCCGTCCTTAACGATGTATATCTTGTTACTCTCGCCCGATGAAGGAAGGCTGGTTACCAACTTGAACAAAGATGTATCGAGGTTGCCAAGTTGTGCGAGCGGGATTCTTCCGTTGGCATCAAGTCCTGCAACACCATTAGCTTCACCAATAGGAATCATTTTTCCACTTGCAAAAAGATAATTAACCCCATACTTACTATTAGTAATACTGGATGGGTCTATTCTTATAGACTTACCACCATCTGCATCATTTAAAAAAGACACACTTCCTCTAATTGTACCACCAGTTAATGATAAATAATTAATATTAACCCAGTTCTTAATCTTCTCCCAGAAATATGCTAAGCCTATTGCGTCTAAAAATTGCATAATCTATTGTTTTAAATTGTTATTTACTAGTAATATCTGTTATCTGTTCCTCCGTGATTGCTGGAGGGAAGTCCTTCGTCACGATGTCGGTCACTCTGTTTGAAATATCCTTGTAGATGTCCGTGCCGAGTTTTTTTGCTGTCACGCTGCCGTCTCTGATGTTTCCAGTTGATATACAGTCCTCGGTCAGATGGTCGTGTTTGACCGCTCCCGGTTGTAGCTTATCTGAGGTCACACAATTGGATGCTAGGTGTCTGTTCTTTACAGAGCCATCGGCAAGCTTCGCTGCCGTTATCGCCCCATCCGCAATTTGCGCTTCCGTTATTGTTATCTTGGCGAGTTCACTCTTGATAATCCTAACGACCGCATCGTTCTCCAGTTTGTCGTCCATCATGGCAAGCATCCTGCTTAACTCGACAACGATGTCGTAAATTTCCGTGCCGACACGCACCGCTGTGTTTTCTCCAACCTGCGTTGCATCTCGTATCAGCTCTGCCATACGGAGCATTTTTTGAATATCCTCGTTCATGTCTTATGTGCTTTTAGTTGCCTATTGCGTGAATGTGTGCCCTTGTTCCTCGCTGTGGCTTCACGTCCCCTTTCGGGGTGAATGTCTTGAGGTATTCAAGGGCATCTGATAAATATCTTTCTGCCATATCCATGATGTCGTTGTATTGCTTGTTGTTCGATAAGTCCTGAACATGGTCTGAATAATCGTCTCTGTGGCGCATTCCACCTGCTCGGCTTATAATTGTGCCATCGGCACGAAAAAACCTCGCATACGTGAAATAAGCGAGTGCCTTGCGTATTCCGCTGGTGTACTTCTGTACCTTGGTTTCTTCTTGGCTGCAATCGCCCTCCTTCTTGGTGGTGTATTCGCCACCGTCCAGGAATACCGCAGGCTGGAAATCGGGCAATACTGAATCGCCCCACTCTCCCTGCTCGGTCGCTGCCTTGAACCGCTCATACCCGATGGCTGGTATGATGTTCGCATCTTCGCATTCCCGAATGTATGCGTTCACATCATCCTCATCTAGGTGTGTGCTGGTCGGTCGTGCCAGTTCTCGGAACTGATCAACCGTGATAAGTTGTTTCCTTTGTTCTCCCATAGGCTCAATCTATCGTGTTGTTCCCTGCCACCTCGCTGCTGATATACTTTAGCGGCTGAAGTTTGGGGTCTAGGTTCTGAATGGCTGGGTCTTGCCAGTTCTTGAAAATCTTCTTGAAGGCTCGCTCGATGAAACGCTGCTCGGTCGTCACTTCTCCAGCATAGTATTCGTAAGCGTCCTGCATAACTTGTCCGCTGAATCCCAGCTTGCCAATACGGATGGAGTAGAAGAGTTCTTGATGGAACTGTGCGTAGATGCGTTCAATAACGCTGCTGTCGGTCACGCTGAACTCCTTGTCGAAGTTCTTCGTAGGGAAAGCGACAACCTTCGGTTCGTCTTCCTCGTTCTCCACCTCTACAGCTAGAATCTTCGCTGTGTTCTCGTCCCCTTGGAACTGCAAAAGGTCTTCATCGGAAATCATCTGTCCGCTCTCCACCTCTTCGCCTTCCTCATTGAACTTCGGAACGCCTTTTTTTGTTACAAGCATACACGATACGAGGAAGTTATTGCGGACGTTTCGCATCTTGACGTTACCCAGTCCCTCATCGGTCGAAATCTCCGTGATGGCTGAATCGTAGCTGGCTGTCGGATAGATGAACTTTCCGTCTAGGCTCATCCACAGAACCTGCCCCTTGTAGCTGTCGATGCCGCCAGCGTTCTCAATCTGTTCAAGAACGATGCCGGGGTCGGGGTTGAAGACGTTGATGCGCTCAATAGTCTTCTCGTTTACCATCAACCGCTTTCCGTTCCTCGTTTTCTTCTGCTCCCAGTCTGGATGCAGCAAGACGTGCGCCACGCTCCCCTTGTCGTCCGTCTCTTCAAGGCGGCAATTTTCAAAGGGTACGTGGCTCACGCTCGACACCTGCCCTAGAACGTTGTAGTTTACATGAATGGCAAAGCCTCCAAAGCGTGCGAGGTCTTGTGCTACGTTCCGGAGCAAATCGTCTGCCGTGTCTCCTTGCTGGTTCATCGCTAACGCTGCTAGAATGTCGCTATCAAAGCCGTAGCCCTCAATGAATCGGGCATATCGGTTAAGGCACAGCATTGCCGTACCGCTGGCTTCCGTGATGCGTGCGAGGTTCTGCGGATATAGATTGTCATATCCGTATGCCTGCATCTTGAATCGGCTTACATAGCTAACATCAACCCTTCGCTTTGGCTTTTTAACTGTCTTAACGTTCATATTGCTTGTGTCGTTTTACTTGTTGTTTTGTTACTCTTCCTTGCCTGCTTTTTCGGCTTGGTCGAGGTCTTTCTTCTTGTCGCTGCCTGCTGCTTTTTCGGCAGGATTTTTCCCTGCGGTATCATCTGCACCGCTGTCGATGTCTGCTGGCGGCTGCTTGTTCTCGATGAGTTCATCACTGGGTATCTTCTGAAAGTAGCTTTCCATGTGTGGGTACTTCGTCAGATATTCATGCGCTACCTTGTCGGTCAGGTTCTCATTAGTGAAAATCTTACCATGGTAGAAATCCGGGCAGGAAATGATAAAACCTGCCTTCAAAGCGTAATTACATGTTTTTGGCATTGCCTTTTCTTTTTTGAGTTTTAGATAAATTTCGATTAAAGCATCGTGGTAACACTGCTGGCAGGTTGTCGGAACAAAACGCTTGCGTGTTACCTCGAAATATAGAGTTTCTATAACTGCCTTGTCAGTTGCATCAAAGGGACTGTCGAAACGTGCCTTCAACTCCCCGACCTTGGCTGTTGCTTCCTTGTATGTCATAGGCTACGCTGCTGCTTCCGTCAGAAGGCTCTGATACTTGGCTGCTGTTGTCTCGCTGTCGGTGTCAAAGAAGAAGTAAGCTGCCTTTGGTACGCTCTCCTCTTCCAGCGTGATAAGCCAGCCGCCCTCGGTATCGTCTGAGTACTTGTCGTTCTCGCCTGCGCTTGCCTTCAGTGCCTGCGCATATCCGAATACCTGATACTCTGCCTTTCCTTCCGCTCCCTTAGAGAGGTTGCGAAGGATGATAACGAACTTTCCATTCGCCAGTCCGTCAATGATATTGGCGCAAACGTCAGGTGTGTTAGCCAATACTACGACTGCTACGGTATTCTTCCAGCTGTTGCGGTACGTGCCAACGGTCAGCTCGGTCTTGGTTCCAGTGAATGGCTTGCTGCCTTCCTGCCGGATAGCGTATGCTTTCTTGCCAGTCTTCAAAACTAATGTTTTAATTATATTGCCCGCTACAACGGACTTGGTGAAGTCGATGTCGTCTCGATTGATGATAAGTCCATCGCCCTCCAGTCCCTTTGTTACTTGGTCTTCGCAAGGGATGATGATGTCCTGAGCGATAAGGCTCTCGCAAGTTGTTGTCATATTAATTCGTTTTTAATTGTTATATCCCCAACACCGTTTTGTGGGTGTTGAGGATTGTCAAAATAACTTAATACTAAACTGAAAATTTGGAGCGATTAGTAAGCTGTATGGATCATGTCCTCTTCGAGGAGAGCCGTTCCAATCTTACCAGTAGCATAGAGATAGTTTCTGCGCTCCTTCTGGTCGAACCAGATGTCGAGGTCGCTGATGAGATTGTCTGCGTCTGTACCAATCATAAGGTGCTCAGGGTTGCAGAATACCGCACGGTGTGGAAGGTTGACTGTCGTCTCGCCCTTCTCGTATGCGTTAATCATTCTATCCCAGATGCCGACACGTGCAATCTTCACTCCGTTGTAGGTCGCTACATCGAAGCCATCGAACACCTTCTCCCACGGCATAATATCGTGGTAGGTCTGCTTGATGTCGTAGGTCAATGCGTCAGCAAGCGAGCGTGTCATGAGCAACACTGCATCGCTATCGTCAATGATACGTGTGTCTACGTCCATCAAGATTGCGTCTACGACTGCTGTAGCTGCGCCCTTCTTGCGCAATGCTGAAACCTGCGCTGCTGCCGTAGTCTCACTGTTGGCTGCGATGGTGGTATGGTTCTTTGTCGCTGTGGCTGTAAAGATGCGCTTGAACAGACCGTCACAAACGTTGAACATGCTAACGTCCGACCCTGCTGTCAGCTTGCCGCCACCTGCACCTGCCAATGCTGCCGCCTTGTCGCCAAACCAGCCGAAACGCCAAATCATCTGCTGCATGGCTCGCTGGAGTGCATCGGTGTAGATGGTCATGAAGTCGGTGCTGGTAAGGTCTCCAATGGCTGTACCAGTTTTAAGGCTGTATTCTGCGATTGAACCCTTCAATGCTTCGTAGCAAATCTTGATAGGAATCTCCCACTGTCCGAGTTCCCAACGCTTCTGAGAGTTGGCGATACCCTTCTCTTCATAGGTAGGGTCGCAACCACCACCTGCCTTACCGACCATTTCCATCTCACCGATAAGTGCGATTGGATCATCGTTCTTGACCTTCATGATGTTCACGAATGAAGAAAAATCCTCATCTTGGTAGAAGGTTTCCTGCACTGCATCCTTGATGCTTGCGAGGTTTTCTGGCTCGAGTTTAAGGTTCTCAAGCTGCTTTTTTGTAAATCCTGCCATTATTTTCTTTTGATTTAATGGGTTAATACTTGGTTACTTCTTGCCCTTTCTGTGGAGCTTGGCAAGTCTCTCCTTGATAGCGTTCTTGCCTTCCTCGACAGCGTTCACGTTGTCGCCTGCGCCCTTGCCGCTTGGCTGTCGCTGTGCTGGCTGGTAGTGGCTGCTGTAGCCTGCCAACACCTTCTCAGCACCGCCTGCCATCTTCACGGCATTCAGGATGCGCATGTCTTCCTTGCTCTTTGCGAGTTTCTGTGCGCCTGCCAGCTGCGCCTTGGTGTCGTTCAACTGCTGTTTGAGTGCTGCTACCTGCTGCTTCAACTTGGCTACGGTTTCGTTGCCGGTGCTTGATGCGCTGCCGCCTTCATTGCCTTCACCGCCTTCATTGCCTTCACCGCCTTCATTGCCTTCACCGCCTTCATTGCCTGCGGTCTGAATGTCGGTAATTACACCGTCCTCGACAACGATTGTTTTGCCATCGGGCATTTCAAACGTTCCATCCGGACTTGCCTTGTCGCCTACTTGTGGATCTCCCTCTTCACGCTCAACGGTCAATGTCTGTCCGTCTGCTGTGTTGAGTTCCATCGCCTTTGGCTCTGCCTTGGCTTGTGGCTCTGCCACCGCCTGCTCTGCTTCCTCCAGTGTCTTCACGCCCAACTTGGCGAGAATCTTGTCGAGGAGAGAAGCCTTTACTTCTGTTTTCTTCTCCATTGCTTTTGGATTTTGTTGTTTTGAATTAATAAAATTTTCTATGTTGCGTTTCGATGCGCTTGCGCTGAGTGCTGGAACGGTGCTGCTGATAAGACCTAGGCGCAAAGCCTCGCTGGTGTTGATGAAGATGTCCTTATCCATAAGGGCTTGTATCTCTTCCCTATCGCACTCGCACCGCTCTACGTATGCGTCCACCATCTTATCCTGCCACATCTGCATTTCCTCGCCCAGGTTCTTCAAGTCCTTTGCGTTCAGCTGGTCGCCCAACCCCCAGCCAGGAACCCACGGATTGTGCAGCAGGAAGGCAGCGTTCTCGTATGCCTTGCGGCTCTCCTTCGGTGCTGCGAGCATGATGATTGTTGCCATGGATGCTGCCTTGCCCTCTACGGTGCAGGAAATCTTCTTTCCGCTCTGTCGCAGTCGGTCATAAATCGCCCAACCCTCGACAACAGAACCGCCATTGCAGAAGATGCGCATATCGATGGTATCATCATCTTTCGGTATGCTTGCTGCAAAAGCATCTATATCCTGAAAACATACGCAGTTGCCTCCCCACCATTGATACCAGAACTTGTTGTCTTGGCAGTCGATGTCGTTGTATATTCTGAGTTTTGCCATTGAATCGTGATTTTAAGTTTTAAAACGCTGCAAAGATACGATTATTTTTGGTATGTTTACCTCGTAAGCAGTTAATTTTTCTAAACAAGCCTAAATTTTGCGCTCTAAGCGGCTTTTATCGCCTTGGGTGTGAACTTTACCACCTTCAAGCGAAAACCGCTCAGAACGCAAATCTTGATTAAATAACTGCAACCTTAGAGCCTGCCGATATTCTCTATCGTCTGCACTCTCCGCTGGGTTCTGTTTATCTCCTCAACGCTCACTACTGGCTGTGGAGCCATCTGATACCCTCTAGCTACAGCTGCCGCCAGCATATCCATGCCGATGTTGCTGCCTCCGTTGTTTGCTACGATAGGAACACCACCGCCTAGCTGGTTGAATGCGGATAATATAGGGCTGAACATCGAAGTCGCCTTGGCGGTCATTACGCTCTCGCCATTGGAAAGCCTTGCCGGGATGCTATCGCTAGTGCCGGTTCCCGAGCCTTGGACGTAGCCACCAGTGGAGAATCCCTTGACGAGTGCTTTTGCTCCTGCAAAGGCTGCCTTGATAAGTACCATTAATGCTGCTGCACTCGCAACACCTCCCCACGACTTGCTTGCAATCTCCTTGGCGAGGATCTGTGCATAGTAAGCATTAACTGCTATCTCGATTGCGTCAAGTATTGATGTCAGCATCGATTTGAGGAATGAGTGCAGCGATTTATCCTCGCTCTCGAAGAACTCGGACAGACCGTCTCCCATGGTCTGTATCATGTCGCTCATCATTTTCAGTTGCTCTTCCGTCAAAGCTGCCTTTTTCTTGTTGGCTTCCTCTTGCTCCTTGACTTCTGCATCGCTCAAATCCTTTTGTAGCTGCTCCTGCACGGCTGCATAGTTCTTGTAGGCGTCCATCTTGCTCTGAAGGAAAGCCTTGTATCTCTCCAGCTTGGCTGTATCGTCTTCCTCTCCAGTGCCACCGTTCATGATGTCCGCATCCTTGCGAGCCTTCTCTGCGTCCTCGAACTCCTTGTTGAGTTCGTCCACAATCTCCTTGGCTTGGTTCTTCAAGTCAGCTTTCGCCTTTATCATAATGTCGAGAAGTTTTGCCTGCATTTCCTGCGCCTTGTCTGCTCCGATTTGCCCTGCCGCCACGTATGCGTCAATGCTCCTAGCCACCATGTCCTTCTCAAGCTGTTCGAGGTCGTTGCTGTAGTCTCGCTCGTTGTCGTACATACCTGCGAGGTATCGCTTCTTTGCGTCCATTACCTGCTCGTTGTACTTGTACTGTATAAGCGCAATCGCTTCCTGCAATTCCTTTTCCTGCTTCTTCCTGCGCTCTGCCTCTGCCTTGGCTTCCGCTTTCTCCTTGGCTATCTGTGCCTTGGTCTTGGCAGTGCTGCCCTTGGCTGCTGGTGTCGTTCCCTTGTTTCCGTTCGTTGGCTCGCTGCTGGTCGCTCCACCGTCTAGGTTCGCAAGTTTCAGGTGGTTCAGGCTTCCATGGACGGTGTTCTCGAATCCGTCTGCGAATGAATTGCCTATCTCGATACCTGCGTTCTTGATGTCGTGCCATGCTTCCTTGATAGTGCCGGAAATGTCGAATATCTCCTTGAATCCCTTCTGTGCCTTGGATAGGTCGAAAGTCACGATACCTTCGAGAATATCAAGCATGCCCTTGGCTGCAAAGCCCATCCTCTTGAATGCGTCTATTCCGAGATTGCATACGAGTTTGATAGCGTTCCACATCAAGCGGAAACTTGTGCCGAGTGCATTGATTATCCCTCGAAGAAGAAGGCTCTCATTGTACCAGTCGATGAAGTAGTTGATGGTGTTGAACAAGCCTTTCATTATCTGGATGAGAATCTTCGTGCCGAACATCTTGCCCTTCTCGATCATCTCCTCGAATCCGTGCTGGCTCATATCGAACATTGACGAAAGGTAGCTGTTCAGTTCCTTGTGCAGCTTGATGTTCTCCAGCTGCGTCTCTCCCCACTCTCCGGTCTGCTTCTTCACTTCGTCAAGGCTGGTGCTCATCGTATCTAACTGCTCGATAAGCTGAATACCTGCTTGTGCTCCCTGCTTTCCGAAGACGTTTTTCAGAACATCGCCCACCTGCTGGCTGTCCGCTCCGAAGTCCTTCATCTTCGTGCTGACCTCTTGGATAACATCGAATGTACTCTTCGTGCCGTTGGCTAGGTCTTGCTGCACCTGCTTTGATGAAATGCCGATAGCGTCAAGGCTTGAAGCCGTCCCGCTGCTCATCTCACGAATTTTCTTGCTAGCCATATCGATGATGTCGAGACCCTTGTCGCTGAAGATACCACTACGTGTCTGCTGGATGATAGCCACCATCTGGTCTGCCGATATACCTGCATCGTGGAAGGTGGGCGCATATTGCTGTATCTTGTTGAGCATATCTCCGGATAGGTCTGCACCGCTTGCAAAGCCATCGTTGATAACCTTCATCGCTTCCTCTCCAGATAGGTGGTAGTTAGCCATGAGATTGTCAGCTGTGGCGAGCACGTCATTGAAATCCTTTCCCATCGAATCTGCTGTGGCTGCGATGCTGTTCCTCATCGTCTCCAAAGCTTCCCCGGTGTAGCCAGTGAATTCCTTTGTCAGTCGTGTGGCTTCCATCAATCCCTTGTTGTAGTCATAGAACCACTTGAATGTCATACCAACACCGACAACGCCAGCGAGTGCAGCAAAATATGGATTCATAACCAAGCCGATTGCGGTCTTACCGAACGCCTTCAACTTGTCTGTCAGTCCATCCATATTCTGCGCCAGTTTGATGATGTTGCTAACCTCGGTATCATTGACAATATCCATACCAAAGAACTCCGTCCCCTGCAGGTCATCTGCTGCTTGCATCATCGAGTTGTAGTAATTGCCAACGTTGCGATAATATCGTTGCGTCTCCTCCTCAGCCAACTTCAACTTGTCAGTTATCTCGTTTATATGCTGGGCTAGGGCTTGCCCCTTCGCTCCCTCACGTTCTGCCTTCGCCATTTCATCGTATTTCTTGGTGGCATTGGAAAGCTGGGCACGCAGCTGCTTCAAGCTGCCCTCCTGCTCGTTCTCTGTGCGCACGTTGTTCTGTATCTCCTTCTGCAAGGCTCGCACGTTGTACTGGTACTCTTTGATGGTTGCGTTGATGGCTTCCGTCTGCACCTTCATCTCATTGGTCGTGATGGTCTTGTCTTTCTCCTGCTGCTGCAAGTCCTTGATGCTTGCCTTTAGCTGGTCTATCTTCTCCTTGTATCTGATGATGCCATAGATTGCATCCTCGTACTTGACCTTGATGTCAAGAATCTGCTGTTTGTCTTCACTTACCATAGTTCTTTCTTTTTAGTTGTTCAACTCTATCATTGTAACCTCGCAATATCCGCTGTTTGTGGTCTTGATTTCGAGAACCGCAAAATACGCTCCGTACTGGGCAAGGTACACTGGCTTCGTTTCATCGAAATTCAGTATCTCCAAATCGGAAAGGTTGAACCGCTCCACAATGTGGTGTGGGTTCGCCACCGTCTTTCTCAACTTTTCCAGCTTGTTGTCGAAAATGTCCTGAAGGTCGATATTGAAAGCCAATTCCGCATAGCCGGCATCGTTCTTCGTCAGGTTCACTATTCGGTCTTTACATGCCTTGTATTTGGTGGCAGTCAGTGTCGTCCATACTGTGTGGTTTTCACTATTTCCGAAATATGATGTTTTTTCTTCCCAATCGTATATCGGTATGCGGTTTCCGTCCGTGGCTGCAAATGGTAGCGTACAGACGTCTTGCGTATACTCCAGCGTCTTGTTGTCTATAGTCATATCCGCATCGTGCTGCTGGTATACGGTGTCGTCTTCCTTCCACTTGTAGATATTGTGCTGGCAGTAGTCCTCAACACTGAAATCGGTCTGCCTTGGATGGTTGCTGGCTTCGCTCGGGATGAGCTTCTTCGTCCAGTCCACCGCTTGCGCCTTGGCTTTCCAAAGGTTCACGATGTCTGCAAACGTAAGTGTTCCACCGATAAACCGCTGGCTTGGAAACGTTGATGTCAGAATGCAGATACACTTCAAGAAGTCAGTTACCTTGATGTCGGGAAGGTTCTTTCCGATGGGGAAATTACCTCCGTATGGTACTTCATCGCTCTGCTTTATGCTGGCAGTCAACCGTCCGTTGTAACACTTCAATCCAATTAATGCCTGATTTTTCGGGTGCTTCATTTCAAAGGTTACGATGTCTCCCTCTTCCAAATCTATCTCCCCTCGTCCTGCTACAAGGTGTATGAATCTGCCGTTTACCTTATCCGATTCATAATCGGTCACATATTTTCTAGACGTTTCATCCTGCTGCAACCCTGCAATATATGGAGTTTCCGTCCAAGTTCCGTCATCGTTCTTGTGCTTAACCTTCATTTCGATATAATTTGGTGGATATGAGTAGAATGCCTGCGACTCAGTGCTCCCCTCTCCAAAACTCCATGATTTGTGCCCACTAGGAGTAACCTTCGATGCGTCCCACGACCAGTTCATCTGAACATCAAAAATCATCTTGCAGGCAATCTTAACATTCAGCTGGCTGTATCTGTGCCCAATCTCCAGCCCATCGAATACCTCCGATAGGCTCGTTGGTTGGAAGTCGAGAATACCTAGGCTATCTGTTTGGGAAAAAGTGCCCTCCAAGCTGCCTACAACCGTCTGCGCATCTGCCTTCCTTGTAATCAACGGTACAGCAAGTCCCTTTATGATTTCTTTCGCTTGATTGCTCCAGCCGAATGCAACCCCAGTCTTTGCCGTGATTAAGTCTAGGATATACTTTGCCGTGACGCTTGGCTGGATTGTTCCATTGCTCCAGGAACTACCAAAAGAGCCACCTCCACCAAAAGAGCCGCTTCTATCAAACGTGCCAGTGCTCGCTCTCGCATTGCTCTCCGTCTCGCTTTTACTCTTAACGAGAATAGTCGTGCCAGTGCTGTATGCTTTGATGGCGTTGATGATAAGCCATTCCGCTGTTGCAGGTGCTTGCAGGTCTACATCAATGGGCATGCTCTCGCTCGTATATTTAACGCTGTACGCTCCGCCTGCCTGCACTTGGGATAACTTACCGTCCGAGAGATAATAAGCCGCCACAACCGTGCTTATCGCCATACTTATCATCTTATCTACCGAAGGCTTGATGTATACGAGGAGACCGGAAGGCTTGCTCTTTACAACATTAATTTCTGTTTCTCCGGCTGCAACCTCATGCGTTCCCCATGGTGTTGTCTCTCCGGTCTTCGTATCAAGTGCTCCGTATTCGACAGAGCCAGCCTTCTCTGCCCGAACCCTGATGGATATTGTCTCCATGGCAACGCTCGTTTCGAGATTGGCGATGCAGGCTCCTGCACTCACGAACATTCCGAGCATAGGATCTGGAGCCGGCAATACCGGATAAGTTTCTTTTTCTGTCTTTCCGGCATCATCTGCAAGGCTAATAACGTTCTTGTTGGTGTCGAGTATTGCCCATGTACGGAATTGCCCCTTGCCTAAAACCTCTCTGATGGTGGCTCTCATTCCAGCCTCGAAAGGTATGATTGCACACTGGTATGTCTCATCGGTCAAAACCTCGCCCGATACATACTTGCCGACCTCTGTTCCAGTTCTTATCTTACCTTCAACGAGTGAGTATGTCGTGTCGCTGTTCCTTCCCACGCTGCGGTCGTATCCATACCATTCATCGCTTGATGTCTTAGCAACTGCCGTTTCGTATCTTCCATAGAATACTCCATCCGCTATTGCCTTCTCGTAGGTGTCGTAGCTGTTGTTTTTGGTAAAACGCAGATACTTCGTGCAATTCAACTCGTTCAGCTTTAGGTCGGAAGATTGCAGCGTTGCCAATGCCTGGAACAATCCCCAATAAATCGAAATTTCGATGGTTTCCTTTACGCTCAGGACGCTTGCCCTTCCACTGTGGATAATCTCCAGTCCGTTGCGGAAATAACGTGCTGTGTGGAAAATATAGGGGTATTTGCTGCTTGTGCTCGGTTTCCCTGCAAACTCCAGCACAGCCATATTGTGCGCTGTCTTTGGCAGGTTGATGGTGTATGTTGTGTTGGCGGTCATTTTCGTAATATCACGAAAAAGATTGCTCTTGATGTCGAGCGTGATTGCCGAATCCTCGCTCATATCCATAAGAACACCGTCTATGTATAGTTGCTGGTCTGTCATAGCTGCTGAATCTGTGTATTGTTAATAACTAGGTTGCAGACGAAATCCTGCAACTCTGCTTTTGTCTTGGTGTAGGTTCCTGCCTTGATTGTCACGCTCTGCCACTTGTCGCCACCGAGGTACATATCCACGACCGGGCTGCTTGCCACATCTTGCAGGAAATCGAACGTCTCGCTGTCTACCAATGGTGCGCAAAGAGGTATTGTGTCCTCTCTGCCGTAGCCCTGCCTTCTGCCGTTTGCTCCGAGGTAGCCGAATATCGTATCATCATACCCTCCGAGGTTGTTGCGTACAAAGCTAGTGTCGCTGCTTATCGCCCTGCTTTCATCGCCTTGCGTGAATAGCCAGTAGCGATAGAAGCCGTGACGGTCAACCCAACGCAGGTAGATACCACTCTCAGCATCGTCTCTGTCGATGCGTAACAATAGTGACTGCTTACCTCCGGTGGTTAATCTGAAAGTAAGGTCGAAAGTATTGTCAAACGTTCCCTGCTGAATCTCTCCATCATAATCGTATATGTTCCAGTATTTTGCACCACTCGGCAATGTGTCTGCGTTGAAGTCCATCATACCGTAAGTCGGAATCTCCAGTAGCTTATTGGGTGCTCCCTCGTAACCGATTAGTAGTTTGGTGTTCAACTTGCTTAAGTATATGCCAAAGGAGAACGGATAATGAGTAAACCATGTAAGCCGTTTGTAGCCGTTCCACGTCTCTCCTGCCCTCATCGCTCCCCAAACGTAGAAGGTCGTGTAGCTGAATGTCGCAAGGTCGCTCCCCTCGCTGTTCTTTACCTCCACGGAAACATCGAACACTGCCCCGAGGTTACTCTTTTGGCTCTCCCTGCTGTAGTCGATGTTCCCGAAGCTGATGCCATCGAAGAGTGCCTGCACATATTCCCGGTAGTCCATGATGCAATTATCTGCAAACGCTTCCACGCTGTACGTGTACGTCTTGGTCTCCCTGCTGATGGTTGCCTCGATGCTCGCAACACCCGAGCCGCTCGCCTTGATGATGCAAGGCAAGAATGCGAAGCCTACAGCGTCCGGGTATTGAATCGTGATATTGCTTGTTGTTGTCTGTCTCATACCGTCTCATTGTTTAGTTTGATACTTCCCACCGACTGGTGGATTAAGAATATAAGTCGCTGCCCCAGCCGCTTCATCGTGTCGGGCACAACGTTGCTGTATACGTCAGCCCTGCCGCCAGTCCGGTGCAGTTTAGAACCCTTGTTTGCGATGGCGTGGGCGATTGCTCCTGCCATGCTCATGTCGCCACGCTCTTGTGGAGTGTACTTGTGCTGCCGCTTGGTCTTGTAGGGGATAGGTCTGCCATGCAGTCCCTTGTCCTTCATCCACTGCCGGATGATGCCCCGAAAGCCGTATGGTATCTTTCCTGCCCTTCGTCCGGTCTCCAGTACTCCGAATGGCTTGTGTCCCCAGAGGATGGTTTCTTCCTCGCTGGGCTGCTCCACTTGAAGGCTTGCTATCGTTCGCCCTGATGCGTTCTGTCCGTTGATACGAATGTGGTTGATGATAAGCTGCCGTGCTCTCTCCACTTCCTCACGCATAATGAGCGATGCCGCCTTGGGGTCGAATTGAATGCCTCCCTTGCTCATACCTCACACCCTCCTATGCTCTGTGTCAGTTGCAGGGAGTACATTACGCCCGACACGATCGTGCTCATCCGCTCGATGATGGTCTCGTAGTACTGCTGCCCCTCCAGCGGTTCGAACTGGTGCGACTGGTTGATGGCTCGTATCATCTTCGCCCCTGCCACCTTCATTCGGTCGATGCACTCTCCGTTGTCTTCTCCTTCCGCTGCCCTCGGTACGGTGTCGAGATAAGCCAGGGCAACGTTCACGGTGTCGTATACCCTGCCGTTGCGTATCTCTGTCGTGCCGCTTGCTGGGATGATGCAGACGATTGCCGGATAGTTCAGTTTCTCCAGCTTGGTGTCTGCTGTGTCCCAGTCCTCGAATAGGTAGGTGTAGTCTGGTAGCGTGTCTGCTGCCAGCTGCTTCAATGTTTCTCTGATTGTTGCCATAATTATCTAGTTTTACGTTTCATTTCCTCCGCTTGCAACTTCTGCAGGTTCCTCTCGTACACGCTTCTCTTGTTGTCCATTTCCATGCACTTGTAGATGCGAAGCCATGGTGTTTTTAGAACCTGGTCGTGGTCGCTGATGCCCATCCTTACCGCATACCAGTCCAGCATGCCGAACAGTCCGAACCGCAGGGTATCTATGCCTGCCTCCTTCTCCAGTCTCGTTGGCTTCGCTGTGTCGGTGCTCTCGAATAGCTTGTTGATGCGCTCCACCTCTGATGTTACCCAGCCGATGAGCATAACGACATCAACCGCCCTAGCCTGCTCCACTTCCTTGTGGCTCAGACCGAGAACGGTTGTCACTATCTGATACAGACTTTCCTCGCTGTCTGATAGCTGGGAAAGGTCTATCAGCTGCCCGATGGATAGCTGGTTGAGATTGTCGGGCACTTGCTTTCCTCCAACGAAAGCTGGTCGTGGCTGCTTGCCGATTTTATAGCTGGTGTGCCTAGCAACTGCCAGCCAGTACTTGAATGTAGTGTTATTATCCATACGCTTTATAATTTTGTCGTTATCTTTGTCTCAATACGTGCGCCCTAGCCGTTCCATGGCTCGCTACGGATAACTTCTTAAGGGCTACGTATCGTATTGCGTCTATACCGTGGTTAAATGCGTCTATAGGCTGGTTCGTGGTCTCTCCATCCCTTGACTTCTTCCACTTGTATTGCTGCATGTTCCCGATGATGCCATGGCTGCGTCTTGTTATGTTGATGCGGAAACGCTTCAAGATGTCGATACCGTTGTTGATGCTGTCCGCTCCCTTGGTGCTGCCGATTATCCACAGCCCTCGGTTGTGTATCTCCTGAATGCTCTTAGGCTCTGCCGAATCCGCAATGATAAGGTCTCGTTTCGTCCGTCCTTGTTCCTTGCATCGGTCTGCGATGTCATCGTTCGTCATTCCAGGCTGGTAGATTTCTTCGTCCACCCATAACTCTCCGTGCGCCAATATAACGTGCTCCAGCGCAGTTGGGTCGTTGGTGAATCCGAAGTCCATACCCCTGCATTCCATCTTCCACTCCTCCCTTGGTGGCAGCTTGTCAACGATGCCCCAGTTAGTGAAGATAAGCCCGGTTATCTTTCCGGTCAATCCTCTAGCGTACACTCGCCACAGTTCGGGGTCGTCAATCTCTTCAATTTTCTTGTGTTCCTGCTCAGTCAGGAATCGGTTGTTTCGGTGGTCGCTCAGGATTAATCTGCAATCATCCCTGCCGATGATGTTGTTGTGTACCCAAAACCTTGCGCTTGGATTGTAGTCGATGAACACCTGCTTACGTGTTCGGATAGCCAACTGCCAAAATACTTCGTAGGGCACACCGTTCGCCTCGTTCACGAACAGATAGTCTCGCTTTCCGTTCTTCGCATCCTGCGCATCTTGGTAACTCTTGAACTCGATGATGGAGCCGTTCTTTCCTCGGTAGCTGCTGTCGCTCTTGTTATTCTTGAACCAGTCCAGCAACTCTGCCCTTGAGTGCAGGATGGTGTCGAGGTCTCGCATGGCTCCCACTTTCAAGTTCGGGAGGTCTTGACCGCACACCGTGATAATTGCCATCGGATGCTCAAAAGAAAGCACTATAAGACGCTGCATGATGGTGTATGTCTTCCCCGAAGACGTGCCGCCCTGGTTCACAAGGAATCTCGGCTTCACGTCCGCATTCGGGTCATACAGTTCACCAATAACGTCAAATAGTGCCATACTTTCAAACAATAAAACTTAAAACAAAATTATGGTTAAATTATTCTTTATCCAATCCTTCTCGCTCGATTACTTCCTGCTCGCTGGATGCGCACTGGTGTCCCGAGTTGATGTATCGTACCTCGATGCCGCCTTGGAAGCCTGCGTTCAGGTCGAGCACGACCTTATCAAGTCCGAGCAGCTTGCAAATCTGCGTCTCTGCCTTGATGATGATGTCGAGGTAGCGTGGTTCTCCGAATCCTCGTTTCTCGGCATCGTACATCATCGTCTTGACGGTCTCGATAGAAACCATCCTCCCTCGCTCATCTACGACTGGCAGTCCCTGCTGGTTCGATGTCTTTTCGTGGTAGTCTTCCTTGGACTTCTCCCAGGCTTCCCACGCTTCACGTATCACCAGCTTCAACCTTGCCACCTCGCTGGTTATCTTTTCGTCTGTGTCGGTCAGCCGCTCTTCCCTCCACTCCTTCAATAACCGCTGGATGTCGCAGTGCGCTTGATTGTATTTCGGTCTGTCGAGCCGTTTCCTCACCTCTGCCGTGATTTCTCGCTCCGTCCATCCTCTGCGATATAAGGGTGCGATAATCTGCAAGCGGTTCTCGATGTCGATTTTCTGCGCTCGATGTTTGTTGTTATTACCTTGTGGCATATTTTGATTCCTTGAAATTTATTTGATTTTTTATAAAAATTCTACTTGAAAAACTTGCATATTTCAAATAAATTTCGTATCTTTGCAAACGTAATAAGGGAAGTGTCCTTACTTACTGAAACCCTCCGAGGATGAGGGAAAAGTAAAATGAAATCCCAAAGTCTTATGAACGTACTGAAAATTTCATTAAAGATTTGGAAAATAGAAATCTTATCATTTACGATTAGATTATTCTAACTCCAAGGGGTGGTGCTCGAACCACCACCCCACTTTGGGATTTCGTTTGCAAATTTACGAATTAATTTTCATATCACCAAATTTTTAACATTATGAGTACTACGAATGAAACTACCTCCAAATCTTGGGGAGGTGCTCGCAAGGGTGCAGGGCGAACGAAGAAATACGCTGCAACATTCTATTTCGGTGCTACCGAGGACGTGGCTAACATCTTGGCAGGGGTCGATAAGAAAGACCGCAGCGACTTCATCAACCAGTGTATTCTCAAAGCGATGGGCAGGGGTTAATCTCCTGCCTTTTTCGTTTCCGCTCCCTTGGAGTTATTTTGTGCGAATTTTGCGTGTGTGCCGCTCTTTCTGCAAACTGGTGTAGTTTATCAACCTTGAAGAGAAAAACCGACACATCGCAACTATTCGACCTGCTTCTTAAATTCGTCTATCTTGACTGCTTTCTCGCCAGTCAGCTTTTCCCATCGTGCAATGATAACATCGCAATAATGTGGGTCGAGCTCCATCAAGAACGCATTTCGGTTTAACTGCTCGGCTGCGATAAGCGTTGTGCCACTACCACCGAACCCGTCATATACATTCCAACCTTCCTTTGTGCTATTGCCCATCAAATAAGCAAAAAGCGGCACTGGCTTCATCGTAGGGTGTTCCCTTGATACCTTAGGTCGAGCCATATCAATAACCGTTGTCTGCGCTCTGTCGTTGAACCAATTGTGCGCACCTCCATTTTTCCATCCATAAAGACACGGCTCATGCTTCCACTGGTAGTCCTGCCGCCCGAGACAAAGCGAATCCTTGTTCCATATCAATGTCTCACGTAGCTCCAAATCTTTCGTGCTCATCAAAGCCTCTCTGAACCACATCGAATAATTGTCACTGTGGAAAATATAGAAAGCAGCACCCTTCTCCATGGTTTCTTCTGCTGCCAAAAATGCAGCCGATAGGAAATCTCGGAACTTGTCATTATCCATTTTGTCGTTCTTGACCGTCAGCCCATCCGTTCTATGCTTTCTCTTGCTCATCATAGCAGAACCTTCGTAGCCATATCCAACATTGTATGGAGGGTCTGTAAGATACAGATTAACCACTTGCCCCCCCATAAGGAACTTGACCTGCTCTGCATCCGTGGAGTCACCACACATAAGGCGATGTTTTCCGAGTTGCCACAGTTCGCATTCCTTGCACCGCTGTGGGATTTTCTCTGTATCCTCATCGAACTCATCGTCCTTTGCCTCCTTCTGATCCTCGTCTGCCTGCTCTCCATTTTTTAAGGAATCAGGACTCATCCACCCTTGCAGCTGCCAGTCTTGAATACCCCAGTCCTTCAAGAGGTCGGTATTCCACTGGTTCGCCAGTGCATCGGTGTCCCAGTCTCCGAAGCCTGCATTATCCTTGATGATGAATTCTTTCTTCTGTGCTTCCGTGAGGTCTGATGCCATAACGATAGTTGCGGTTGGCTGCTCCTTCCACAGGCTCCAGTAGTAGGCGGTTAACCGCTTCTCTGAATCGGTCAGCCGCTGGTCTGTGTCGAGAACGTCCTTGATAGCTTCCGGTGTCATGCTTACGATGTGGCAGAGTGCCCTCGTTCTCATATTGCCCCCCAGTGCCTTGTAGGTTTCGTCTACGACTATAGGGCGAAGCTGGAGCATCTTAGGAAATACAAGAATGCTCTTGACCAGCTTTTGGAAATTCGCCTCAGTTATGGTTCTAGGGTTCGCTTCGTTCTCGCTGACCCTCGATAGTGCGATTTCTTCTGTTTTCATTTTCTTCTTGTTTTAAGTTCGAAATACATGCTTATTTGATAAACACTGGCGCAAAGATACGACTTTTTTGCTTTAGTTGTTTGTTCTTTGCACACTTTTAACTTTCTTCAACACTTCGTTTTTATCTTATCCATCAAAGGCTCGGATGGTTTTCTGCAGGGTTGTCTGCGGTTTCTTAGGCTTCACTCTGACCTTGTATCCTGCGCATACCCATGCGAGGAGAAGTGCGTCTCTCTGGTCTTGGTTCATTCTCGGCATCTTTTGTCCTGCGCTTACAAAATAAGCAAGTTCGTCTTGGGTGATTTTTCCGTCTTTACCCTTCCAGCACTTCTTTAGTGGCTTGACGATTTCGCAGGGGATATTGTAGTGTTTGCAGCACTCGACAATCAAGATTCCGGTCTGATGGTTCATTCCGGTAGAGCGTCCGATTGCTGCTGCCTTGACTGCTGTCATGAAACGATTAAGCACATGCCAGTTGCTCTTGTTGAGCCAGCCGCCTTCAATAACGACCTTAATCTTTTTGCAACTCTCGTTCATAGCCTTGAGGTAATCTATCAATGAAGGAAAATTCATTTTATAGGCGAGAAACTTCTTGTCGTCAAAGACTGCTCCAACTCCGCTTTCCAGGTTGTCGGGGTCGATTCCGATTATAACTGTTCCTTTTTCCATTTTTTCTTTAAAGTAATTATTTTGTTTAAATTTCACGCATAAGCGTTTATTTTGTTTTGCTGGTGTAGTTTATTATCTAACACCCTTTACGTGCGCACATACGTACACACATGCGTTATTATCCCTATCTTTCCCCTACCCCTTTCTTTCCCTTCTTTTTGGTTGCGATAGAGAAAGCTGGCAGGGATTCCGGAAGTTATCTGCGGGCAAAATAAGAATAACAATAAATTAATATGTTGCAGGGTTCTTCCTTCTTCCACCGCCAGCCGAATGAATAAAAGCATAATTTCTAACGATTTCTTTTTCTTACTTCTTCATGTACCACCTCGCTTTCTTTGTTTGCTGTCAGACTTCGGGAGATGCGTTTCCGGCTCTCATATCGTAATTTCAAGATGTTATAAGTTTATTTGTTTTGATAGAGAGCCATCCCCTTCTGTCCTCGCTGGTTAAAAACTCTATTATTGAACTCACGACCGATTATTCTTTTTGTTTTCTAGCAGCCATGCCAGATGCGCTGCCTGCTGCGGATTCTTGAACATTAAAAGAGCCTTCTCTACGTCCGGCTTCTTCCTCTCACGCATCGCTCTGTCGGCTACCCGGTTCTTTGTACCGTAGTTCCGGTAGTGCTTACTCCAGTACTCTTTCTGATACGCCCGGTATTTTTCCCGGTTTCTCTTTCGCCACTCCTTCGTGGCTCTGAGGATCTGTTCCCGGTGTTCCTGGTAGTACGTTCTGTTCTTCTCCCTTGTTACGAAGTCGCTCATTGCATTCAAGTATTACCTGATGTTCTACATATTGCTTGCGTGCCGGGCAATAGATGCCATTTAAGCAGTTTCGCCCGACATCGCAAGCCTTGCATAATTCACTCGACATACGTCCTAGAATGGGTCTGACGTGAAGGCGAGGTACTCATTGCCCTCGAATGTGATGCAGCAGGAGAATCCCGATGTCTTTCCGCTGTGGATAGACAAGGCTTCATATCTAAAATTCGCTCCCTCTCCACGGTCACGAACAAATAACGCTGGAATCCACTCGTTTTCTTCTTCATCCATTACCAGCACCTTGTCGAAGGTCTTGAAGGCTGACTGCTCCTTGCTCTTCTTTTCCTTGCTCTTCTCCCATAGGGTGTAAGCCTCTTGGAACGTGCAACATTCGCCCTCTGTTGCTTCTCGAAGTTCCTTGTTAACGCTGATACGCAGGTCGAAGGTTTGGTCGGTCACGAACTTCTCGTTCTCGATTTCGTACTGGTTGCCGAATGTCAGCGTGTCTTCGCTTTCGTTCTTGGCAATGAGCTCTCCGATGATTGTCAACTCTCCGTCCTCGTCTTCCTCTCTGAAAACATAGAGTTTGCCAATTTCAAACGCTGGCTTCAAGCCAACAACTTGCCTCTTCTCAGCATCCCAAACCTTATTTTCTTTTGATAGAGCAGAGAATAGCTGTTGCTTTTCTTCTTTTGTGGCGTAGCGTAATAACTCTTTTCTAACAGAAGTTTTATCTGGTCTTACAAAGCTATTGTATATAACTTTATCTGTAATATTATCTCTATACCCAGCATAGAAATTTAAGTTTTCTCCATTATGATAATCGCCATGAACAATATAAGTTTCTACTATCACATCTTCGCTATCTATGTAACGAATCTCCAACGACACAATATCCCCATCCTTGAACTCTGGCTTCTCAATCTCCAGGGTTTCACGGTTCAACTTGCCACCAAAACGCTCTTCGATTTTTGTTACATAAATTTCAGAATCTGCACGGTTCAATTTATGGAAGGTACTTGTAGAAAGATTACCTTCATTCTGATACCATTTGTCTTCATAACAATCATGCGCAAACTTTCCCTTAAAAGCTCGGTAAGTGTTGTTCTCAAAACCATCAAAGATTGTATAGTACGGCTTCTTTCCTTCGTAACAAATAAGCACGTCTCCCTTCTTGAAGAACTTGCTCCAGTCTCTCATTTGTTTCGAAGGGAAGAGCAGAATTTCTCCTTCTTTATAGATTTTTCCGTTCTTGTCGAAGAAGTGTTCTCTTCCGGCTTCGTCCTCAGTCCAGATTGCTTTCGCACTGTCCTTGTCGTTTGCCATTCCACTGTGCCACACCCTTCCGCATTTTGGCGTGTACAATTCTGTACCGTACTCTTCATTTTTGAGTATTTCGTAAATATCAATATCTTTCTGTTCCATTGTCTGAATGTTTTTATTGTTTTCTATTCTCACTTTCATAATCTGAATGTTTTTTATTGTTTACAACTTCACTCGTCCGAGTTTCTTGTACAGTTCCACCAGTTCCTGAGTGTCGAGCCAGAAGTCGGTGTTGCCAACGTATACGTGATGTCGGTGTTCGTCCGTGATGATTTCTATCTTTTTCATACTGTTTCTGTTTATAATAAAATACCTAGCGCAGCTGTCGTGATTGTCGCCCATAGGAGCAACGCAACCATTACGCAGCCACCTATCTTTCCTTCCTTGTCCAGCGTCTTCCACTGCCGGATAGTGTCTGAAATTGCTGATAATGCAATTACACCAATCGTAGCTGCTACTACGATCATCAAAAAGCCTATCTGTTGTCTAACCATATTTTTCGCTATTTAAAAAGTTCCTGCTGTGGATGAATGATGTCTGCCCTCTTCTTCTTAGCCGCCCAGAGAAGGAGGTTGGTGTTCTTGGTTCCAGCATTCTTCTCGAGGTCTCTGATGATGCAGGTCAGGGCATCTTGAACCGCTTCGCTTTCGTTACCGTAGAAAATGCTGATGGTGTCATATCGGCTAGGGTAACCAGCCGGGCTGTCGTAACCATGCTTCCCTTTTTGAATGCTGTAGCCCCATATCCAGCCGAACTGGGTGTTGGCGGTCATTACCTTCCATCCCCAGTTGTCTGCACCCTTTGCGGCATACTCGATTACGTGCGGATTGATGCAAATATCCTTGATATTGTACTTAAATCCATCATGCTCTGCGACCGGCTTCTTGATGTCGTAGCCGTTATCGGTCAGCCATTTGAACCAGTCGTTCGATGTCTTGAATACGAGCCCAGCGGCTCTGCATTCGTGAAAAAATAACTCATTCATGGCTTTCAATCTTTACGAAGTGTACGTCCTTGCGGTCTTCTCTTTCACTATTCAGACAAGCAAGATTCATACACATAATGCCTTCTCTCTTGCCGTTCAAGATGCACTCGTGGCAGTTATATTCAGATAGACCTATATCCTCAACCACCTTGCAATTTACACCTTCAATGCTAATTATCGACCCTACCGGGTATTCTGTCTTGAAGCATTCGTTGTTTACAATACATACTTCTTTTGCCATAATTCTTTTGTTTTAAGTGTTTAAAATCTGTTTGCCTTATAATTTACCGCCCGAAGCGTGAAAACGTCCCAGAGCGGCTATTTTTGCCCTCATCCGTTATTTTTCGGGCTTCCAGTCGATGCCCAGCCGCTGCAGAACTCCACGTTCGTAGTATCTTGTCAGCGAATCCTTTGCAGGCTTGTTGTTCGGGTTCTTCTTCAAGTCTTCGAGGTTCTGCTGGATTACCCAGCGGAACTTGTTGTCTTGGTTCTGCTGGCTCGATGGCTGCTGGTGCTTGGCTTGCTCGTAGAGTTCCCCGATGCTCGGTCTTGCTGTTGCCGCAGGATCCTGCGCCTTGACTGCTGCCGATTGCGGCTGCTGGCTTGCGGCTGGCTCGTTGTTGAAGTTTCCTTCCAGCACCTTTGCGAAGTTCTGCTCATTACCGAATATCCAGTCGAACTTGCCGAGCCAGCCGTGCTTGTTGTTGCCGTTCATGAAGTCAGATGCCATCGCAATGTCAATTACCCGGTACAGAGTTTTCACGTCTCCCTTGCATTGACGAACCCTTGCCTTGACCATTACCTTGCGGTTCTCAGTCATGAGCGTAATAGGCGGCATCGCACTCTTCGTCTCATCATGCTTGCGGTTCCAGTATTCCTTGACGGCAGCATAGTCTATCTTTTGAGATTTTGAACCCTTGCCGCCACCGGGTGCTTCGGGCTTGACCGATGCACTCTCAATACCTTCTTTAGAAGGTTCTAATATATTTGTTTCTTTAGAAACATCATTATCATACTCATTATCATTATCATTATCATAAGGTGAACGTTCGTGTACGTTCGTGTTATTTTCGCACGTTCGTGCACGTTCGTGTACGTTCGTGTTCCCTGCTTTTTCTCTTGCCTCTCGCTTTTTTCTTTCTCTTTCAAGTGCAATCTGTCTGTTTTTCTCACACTTGGCTTGATACTTGTCTTGATTGCGCTCGATATTGTCTTTGATAAAAGCAAAAGCCATACGCACGACTGGTTCGAGATTTATAGTCTTCCCATCCCTTGCGTAGAGAAATATCGCTCTCGTAAGTTGCCCGAGTTGTTCATCGGTCAGCCCCTCGATAAGAGCGTAGTATGATGTGTATAAGATGAATGAATCGTTCATGATGTTTTATTCTGATAATGATAGTTTCTTTTCCAGCTTCCGTTTGAGCACGGTGGCCATACGGATTTTGTTCCGCTGGCTTGTGTCGGTCGGTGCTGTCACTTTCCCACCTAGGGAAATATAATTTCCTAACTGGAGAATTATATTCCTTAGGTCGGTTTTTGATATAGGAACAGCCATAAGCCCTGCCTTTACTTAATGAGCAATCTTCTTGCGCCTTGCACCTGCTTGATGTACTTGGCGCACGCTTTAGGATGGTCTGCCTGAAAAGCCTTGGCATCGAACTTCTCGCTTGCCTTCGGTGCTTTCCACGTTGCCAGCATCTTTCCGTTTCCGTCCACGATGCTCTCTGCGTCCCCGAAGAACAGCTTCAAGTTGTCCTCAATCTCATCCTGCTCGGTCTCCAGTTTCTTGTTTTGCACCTTGAGTTCCTTGAGCCTAGCAATCTGTTCGAGTATCTCCTTCGTTGCGGTCACTTCCTTGCCAGCTACATGTAGAGGAGACTTCAGGAGAACGTCTTGTGCGCTGTATGCTGGCGGCTCTTGGTTGCCCACGATGTAGTCAAGCCAGAACTTGGTTATCTCGTCACGCATCCATCCGAAGAATTCGGGGTCGAAATCGATGTCACGGTAGCCGAACTCCCTGCCTGCTGTCAGCCAGGCAAGTGCTCCATCCTTGTATTCGCCAACTCCGAGGTTCATCTGTAGCTGGCAGAACCAATGCTTCGGCAGGTCGTCTGCATCTATCTGCATCTGCGTTGTCTTGCACTCTAGGATGCTCTTGCTCGCTTCGTTGTGCGTTGCCCCGGTTCTCCAGAAGGTGCGGTCAGGAGATACACGCAGATATGGTGTATCGGTGTTCGTGATGGTGTAGTCGTCCGTGCTTGCCTTGATGATGTGGCAGTGGCTCTCTCGCTTGAAGAACTGTGCCACGGCATCCTCCAGCAGATGTCCTGCAACCATCGCAAAGTTCTCAACCTTTGGTGGGTCAATACCCTTCTTGCGTCTCCACAGCTGGTATGGGGTCTCCCATGGGTTCAGTCCAAGTACTGTACCTGCCTCTGATGCACCTATTCCCTTCGAGCGGTTCTGCAACCACTCCTCTCTGCTTTTGTATTTTATTATCTGTTTCATTGTCTGAATGTTTTATTTATCAAAAAAGAATTTTCTAGCTGCTGTAATAACGATCGTGCGAAGGAATTTATCCCTTCGCATTGCTTGAGCAATTCCATCTGCGAGGCAAGCGGTTTTACCGTTGTAAGCAATATGAAAATCGAATCCTTGGTTTCCGTCTTTATCTGCATCTCCAGTCGGCTCTATTGCAGCCTGCAGATAGCATCTTTCTTCTTCGTCTTCCTCTGCCCATGCCTTGAAACCATCTGCGGTTCTGCTAAAGTACTTGTCGATGGTGCTCTTGTGTCTCTGTTTGTTTTCTTTTTCTTCCATAATTTTTACTGAATGTTTAAAAGTTGCCACGGCTTCCCTTGGTAGGTTGTGATGGGAGCCCACCCCATAGGTTGTGCCGTGGCGGTTCGGGCAAACGTTATAACTTTATAAACTAAAACTATTTCTTTGCGGCTGTGCCAGTCTTGCCTTGGCTGCGGTTCATTGCCTTCTGCGCCTTGTTCTTGGCATCATCGGCTGCTGCCTGCGCCTGCTGTGCGATTGCATCCTGCTGCTTTGGCTTCTTGAAGGTCTCCTCTACGGTGGTTGTACCTTCCTTGATGGCGTTATACACACCGCCCAGCTTCTGAATATCCTCTGCCGTGACTTCCTCGGCTGATTTCTTGCCCAGGTATTCCAGCAGCATAAGGTCTGTTACCTGGTACACTTGGAAGCAGGCTACGCAGCTCTTCCACTGGCTCTGTACGCCAGTCTGCTTGATGTGCTCCAGTGCCTTTGCCTGCACTTCCTTGACTACGCTTGATATTAAGACCTGCGGAACGACCTTGCAGATTGCGTTACGCTGGGCGATGGCCACGGCTGCATTGCCAACTACCACCTGCATGTCCTGCGAGAAGGTGTAGCCCTTCGATGTCAGAATGCTGCGCTTCACTTCGACAGAGTAGGCAACGTTGCTCTCTAGGTCATGGCAGACGCCTTGTGCCGTGATGGTCTTGCCATCGTTTGCGATGATGCGGCCAGCGATGCGCAGGTTCTTCCAGCATGCGGAAATGATTTCCGTGAACCTTACGCTAGGACCCTCGATAACAGTAGTTTTTCCGTCCTTGCTAGTGCGCTCAAGGTGGTAGAAGCAGTTGTATGCCACATCATCGTCCATGGCTGCCAGTGCTACCATGTTCTTCTTGCATTGCATGATGTCTCTCGGAAACTTGTGCGCTGTTGCAATCTGTCCGTCAATCTCCGAGCGGTTGATAGCTTCCAGCATTTCGCCACCGCTCACTTGAATAATTTCATTTTCCATAATCGTTCTTTTTATTGTTCGACTTATTGTTCATTAACTCTAGTGGAAGGCTGGGGATTCGAACCCCAGTTGATTGCTAAACCACCCTTGCCTGCTGCTGGTGGATGCCCTTCCGTTGCAGGGCGCACGCTTTCGTTTCCGCATATTGCATGGTAAAAAACAACTAATTAGATAACCTTGAAAAATGAGTTTTGCGTGCGCCCTTTGCCCTGCCGCTGCAGGGGTTTATGGAGTGGTAAAATGTGTAGTCAAACAAGTTGAGCCATAAGGCTGTCGAGCCTGCTTTCCTCGAAGGCGTCCATCGGGTCTTGGTCTGCGTATTGGCTGTTCTCTTCCAGCCAGTCGTCCATCACGTCTTGATAGTTAACGCAGCCCTCGATAGCTTCCTCAAGCCGCTCGCTGTCGTTGTTGTTATTCTTGTGCGAAACGACCGCTGTGTTCCCGGTTCTGTCGCACCATACGCAGATGTTGCCTGCCTTGGTCTTGATGTCTACCCTTGCAACCGCTGGTCGCTGCGGTTCACGGTCTAACTCCAGCCAAATGGCATCGTACATTTTCTCTCTGCAATCCTCTATTATCTTCTTCATTCGTTACCTCCTCTCTTATTGAATATGTAACTTTGGAAGGTCTCACGGCACGACTTCAATACCTCGTTGTCGCCAATTTCGTCCACTGGTATGAACGGTATGTTATCCAGTGCCACGCAAAGGTTGCCTTCAAACTCTCTGTACTGGATTCTCCGCTCTGCCTCGAAGTAGCACTTGTTGTTTAGTTCGCAACACTTTCGGGTCTTGCGGTTCGCCTTCCAGTTAGTGATAAGCCAGCAGATGTCTGTGTACTTTACGATCATCCTGCGCATATTGATTGATAACTTGCTCATAGGGCAATCCTCCAGACTTTTTTAATCTCGCTGCCCTCGAAAACCTTGCGGTTGTCGATTCTGCGGAACTTGACCTTAATCTTACCAGCCTGCAACCATCTGCGCAGGGTGTTTCGATGGATGCCCAGCACCTTGCAGGTCTCTGTCATGGTGTATCTGCCTGCATCCGCTACCTTTGGTTCTACGTTCGTCATAACTAAGCCCTCCAAAAGATTAAAGTTACTAATACGATGGCAACTGCCAGGCTTATTACTTCGTCACTTGTGATAATCTCGATAAACTTCTTCATACGCTCTGAATGTTTTAAATGGTTCCACTTGATTACTTGTGCACGGCTGCACGTCTCTTCTTTGGTGTTATCAATCCAGCCTTGATGAGGATAACACGCACGTTTTGCTGGGTGCAACCAACACGCTGTGATACTGCGAGCATAATTCTGCTGTCTGAGGTCTCGGCAGGTGCTTTTGCTCGGAAATCTGCAAACATCGCTATGATGTTCTTCTTTCGTTCGTCCTGCTGCTTCTGCAACGGTGTCCGAAAATCATAATTAAAATTTTCTCCCATTTTATTTGTATTTTAAATTATTTTCTTTATCTTTGCAAAAGAGTTTTTAAACTCGTTTCTGAAATCGTTTGCAAAAATAAAACAAATATTTTAGATTACAAAACATTTGGTAGTGGTTTTAATATTAATTTAATTTTATTTAATTTTGTTTTAATATGAACGGAGAAGAACTAAAACAATATATAAAGCGCTCGGGAATGTCCGTTGCTGCTGTTGCGGAGGAGTTAGGAACAAGTCCTCAGAACTTGAATGCGAAGTTTAATCGCAAGTCTATAAAGATAGATTTCTTTCAAAAGATAAAGGAAATAATAGACAAGTGTGCCCCTCCCCTACCAGCCGAGATGGAAGAGGCTGTTTTCGGTTCAAATGTCAATGGTTCGAACAGTTCAAATGTCTCCCAGTCGCTTGGTAGTGATGCAGCACTGCAGGCTAGGGTCGAAAGCTTGGAAAGTGAAAATTCTTTTCTTCGAAAGCAAGTTGAAACCCTGCTTGCCATTGTGGGACAGAAATAATTTTGTAACTTTGCAAAATGAAAAAGTATGGTTAGTAAGTTAATTAAAGAGCACGACCGCAGGACGCTGCTTGCAACGTATCTGTACGGTGTCTCCAATCTGTTTATAAGCGGAACGGGCATTGGTGGGTTCTCACCATTGATTACTGGCGATGAGATAGGATTGTATAATATCCTTTTTATTGCCTTCGGTGTCATAGCGTCATTCGCCTTCGCTTATTTCGCTAATAATGTAATGAAGTATAATAATTCAAATGTTTAGATTATGGAACTAGCAACTTTATTTATGTTCATAGGTGCGGTTATCGGCACAGGTCTCGTGATTTGGTCTAAGACGAAATCTGGCGAGAAATGGCTGCGTGAACTTTAGTTCTCGCTTCAGGTACAATATCAACTAAAATTCTAAGTAACGATGAAAGATGAGGATTTCATAGAGCGGAAGGAGAAGGTGCTTCTTGCCGCCCTCGGGAAAAGCTGGCTATGGAAAGCCAGCAGGTTGATAATAGGCATTATCCCTCCAGTGGGTGCGCTTGTAATGCTGATTCACTGCACTCTGCTCTCGTTCGGCATTCGGGCAAAACTCACAGAGTGGGTATTCGACTGCTCGCTGTTCGGGTTCATTGCCTGGATCATCGTCAGCCTTGCCTATGGCTTCTGCTGGGTGCATCGAGCGTTCGCTACCTACGGAGTGCTGATTTCATTCTGTATCGACTTTCAGCGTTCTTTCGGGTTCGGTGTCTTGCGCCAGCCGCTGCAGCTGCTGATGGTCGCCCTAGGGCTGCTGCTCTTCTTCGTCTTCATCAAGAAAAAGGCTTGGAATGAGTTCTACGACAGAAATATTAATCATTTAAATAAATAGCGTATGGGAAGTTTCATAAATGAACTGGCAAAGGGTTTCGTTCGCTCTGCTGTCAATCAGGTAGGAAGGGATGCTGGTCGTGTTGTCAGCAATAACATCTATGGCGATGCTCACTCTATACCGCACCGGAATGTTTCCGCTGGTGGTGCTGGTCGTGTTTCCAGCGTTGGAAAGGTAGAGGATGAGGAAACTGTAATCATCGAGCCTTCGGAAGGAAAAGCTATTGCTTGGTGCGTGGTTGCTCTCTTCTTCAATTTCCTTGGTGCAGTCATCCTTCTTGTCGTTGGCTACAGAAAGCTGAAAAACAAATACGTTGCAAGTGCTTGGCTTTATGAATCCCAGGCGGTCTATGTCGCTGATGGTCGCTACAAGGCTGGGGAGCGTTATGATGGTCACCAGTTAAGCAGACGGAAGATAGAGGTTTCTGCTGATGAGTTCATGATTGAGAAGAATGAGAAAATTGCAAAGATATATCTCTACGCTGGCTTTGCAATCTTAATTTGTTGTTTATTTGTTACAATTGCATCGATATGAAAAAGATAATAATGCTGTTTGCGCTTGCGCTCATGTGCGTGGGTGTTCATGCGCAAAGCAAAAATATAAAGACAATGCTCTTCTCAAAGCTGGGGTATGATGTGCAGGGAAAGGACACAGTCTATTACGTTACGCTCTTGCAGTATCATAATTCACTGTCGTTCGTTGGTAGAAACTCCTTGGTCGAGAATATGCAAAAGATACTCAATACAAACTTGAAAAAGGGAGAATCGTTCCAGCTCACAAATCCTGCAAAAGACGTTCTTTCATTCAGAAGTAAAACTGCTTTTTGGGTCAATAGAACATTCTCGATAAGTAAGGCTACAGCTGCGAAAACGCTTCGTGCTCTCGGTATAAAGGCGTACACCCAGCACGAAAAGAATGCTATAAACGATAGTATAGATGAAACTTACAGATTTTCGTATTGATTACCTTCTCGCCTACGAGGAATACCTGCCAGTCCTCACCCCTTCCGAGGTGGATGGGCTGCTGGCTTCTCGCCCAACGCTGGCTCAGTTGCAAGACTGGTCGCAAAGATTAAATAATCATCGGGCAAGGCTGGAAAGCGTTTTCAGTCGTGCCTACAAAAAGATAAAATAATATGGAAGATAAAAATCTGATGTCCGCTGATGTGGATATAGTAGTTCGTTTCTTCTCTGCCATCGACCGCCTGAAGGCTGATGGTTGCATTGGCGGTCTGAAGACAATAACAGACCGGTATGGTATCAACCGCTGGAACATCATGTCCCTGCGAGAAAAGCCTGCCGAGTACTACGGTCGCTTTCGTCCGTCTTGGGTTCAGTTCTTAGTCCGTGATTACCACATCAACCCATACTGGCTGCTCCTTGGCTCGGGAGAGTTCTATGCAACTGGCTTCACGTCCGAAATCGTGAAAAACCTGAATAAAAACTGCACAAGAAAAAAGCAGTCTGCATAAGTTTTTAGTTTTCAATTATTTAGAACATACGTTATGATTTTAAGTACCACTCCAACCATAGAAGGCCACCCTATCCGTGAATACCGTGGCGTAGTAACCGGCGAAACCATCATCGGTACCAACTTTGTAAAG